GCACCACCGCAGCCAACACCGGAAGAGATGCTGTCTCAGGTTCAGATGGAAGCAATTCGTGCGGACATTCAGAAGAAGGCCGCAGAACTTGAATTGCAACGCGAAGACATGCTGCGCAAGGATGACCGTGAGCGCGACAAACTTGACGCCGACCTTATGATTAAGGCCGCTGAGATTGAAGCTAAGTACGGCACGCCGGTTAACACGGCCAGCATCGAAGCCATGATCCAGCGTGATCGTGAGATGGTGCGTCAGCAGGAAGAAATGCAACGCGCCGCTATGCAGGCCCAACAGGATGCGCAGATGGCGCAGATGGCACAAGCCCAGCAGATGGCGCAGGCTGTTCAGCAAGCACAGATGCAACCTGAAATGCCAATGCAACCTGAACTCCCCCCAGAAGGTATGATGTAATGTTTGAAGATTATTACTATGATGATCCTGCACTACAGGGACTTCTAGCAGCCGCTGCTGCGGGGCCTATCATGGACGCGCCCCGTCAGGCGGCAGTTATGCCAATGACGCAACAGGCTGTTACTCCGGATTATCTAAGCATGTTGGCTGGCTTGGACCTAAGCGGTCTAGGCGGCTTTGGCGGCGGTCGGATGGGTGGCGTAATTCAAGACCCAAACATAGAGTATATAACCGCGCCAGTATCCAACAAAGGCAACCCTACAGGAAAAATGGGCGGCAATGTTTTTGCAGTAACGCCAGATCAGCCGGTACGCCTCGTTGACCTCCGCACCAATCAGGTTGTGTTTGAGGGCGCAGGCGTTGACGCAGCGCGCAAGGCAACCGAACTGGGTCAGAACCTAACCGACACACTAGGCCGCAAGGCGAATTACGACATTCAAACCGCAGACCCGTCCGGTGCATATGTAACCGTAGCCAACGAGAAGGCTAACAAGAGCGTTCTCGGCCAGATTGCGGATGTGGCCTTACCAATTGCCGCAGGCTTTATCCCTGGCATTGGCCCCGTTCTTGGTGCGGCTTTGGGTTCTGCGGCATCAAGCGTTGCTCAAGGGCGTAGTTTAGAAAACACATTGCTCCGCGCCGGATTGTCCGCTGGTGGTTCTGCTCTTGGCGGTCAACTGTTTGGCCAAGTTGGGTCGGGAGCGTCAGCCCCAATGACCGGCATCAACGCAGACTTAATTCCGAATGCACTTCAAGGTCTTAACTTTGGTAGCCTTGCAAGCGCGTCAATCCCTGCTGCCGTCGGTGGTGCTGCGGGCGACATCCTCGTAAACGCAGCGAGAGCAGCCGCGCCTAGCCTTGTCGGCTCCGCAGCAGGCAGCGCGTTGGGTTCAATCCCCTCGCTTGTAGGTACGTCGCCCACCACGCCAGATGAAATTGTTGTTTCGGGAAGGAGACCGGTAGAGCCGAACCTTGGCGAAACGCTTGGACCGGTGGCTTCGCTTATCAACCCACAGCCTTCCATGCCCGATGAAATTGTTGTTACGGGAACAAGACCGCAAGAACCGAACATCGGCGGTGTGCTTGGTCAAGTGCTTGGTGGGACGCTTGGGGGCACGGTTAATCCGTTGCCACCGACTTTTTCAACCACAACGCCGCCTTCTACAAAGGACGGCGTTCTTGGCACTGGCCTAAGCATACCTGAACTTCTGTCCATTGGTGGTGTCGGGGCCGATCTTCTAAAAAGCCTTCTCGCCGGTAGCGGTGGTACAGGTACAGGAGTGCCGTATGTCTCGCCATTTGGCACGGGCGTAGGTTTTGCCCGCGGCCAAGATATGCGCGCCAATCCAAACATCCTAGACTATGAGCGTTATGGTTTTGGCCCAGAAGCTATGTTCTTCCGGCCAGAGTATAGCGGTCTTGTTTCTGGAGGCACTGCGCCTACCCAAGCACCGCCAGCAATGACCATCAACCCTGCGTACATGCCGTTAATCTGATGGACCCTATAACAAAAGCTGGCCACGCAAAGCGACTTCTTGATGATGACATTCTCAAGGGTGCGTTTGCTGAAGTCGAGAGAGATATTTTTGAAGAGTGGCGCATGTCTGGCTACGCCGACAACGACGCCCGCTCTGACATGTTTCACACGCTCAAAGGACTTGAGCGTTTGAAAGCCCGCCTACAGGCAATCCTTGACGATGGCTTAGTCGCCAAATCGAGGAGTTAACATTTATTAAAGAAGGTGCTATATGACGGAACAAGTCGGCAACCCCGGTGGGATCGGCCTCCACGAAGCAACACTAGCCATCGACCAACTACTTGGCCCGAATGAGGACAACCAAGATCAGGCCGAGGCGCAAGAGCCTGAAGAGGCTCAAGACGAACCGGAAGAAACTGAGGCCGAGGATTACTCGGAAGAAGAGGATACCGAAGAGTCTGACCCGTATGAAGAGGACGACAACGAAGAGGTTATCGAACAGGAACTTCCTGACGATCTAGTCATCAAGGTAAAAGATGATGGCAAAGAAGTGGAAGTCACCCTTGACGAACTTCGGAAAGGTTATTCTCGTTATTCGGATTACACACGGAAAACTCAGGCATTAGCTGAAGAACGCAAGTCGTTCCATAGCGAAGCCGAAGCGATCCGTATGGAACGCGCTCAATACGCGGAACTGCTCCCGACGCTTAAAGCGCAGATCGAAGTGCAGTCCGAGGCTGAGCCTGACTGGGACAATCTTTATAACGAAGACCCCATTGAGGCGGCGCGGTTAGAACGGCATTGGAATAAATCTCGTCAAGAGCGAGCCGCTAAACTTCAGGCTATTAATACTGAACAGCAGCGGATTGCTGAAGAGATGAGCAAAGAGCAACAGCGGGCATTGGCTGACATTGTACAGTCAGAGCGCGCCAAACTCACCGACGTAATTCCTGAATGGAAAGACGAAGGCACAATGCAGAGCGAAGCTAAGGAACTTCGTGAATGGGCTTTGACTAATGGGTTTAGCGAACGCGACCTAAGCGCACTTGTTCAGGCTACTCACGTTTCAATCCTACGCAAAGCGATGATGTTTGATAAGGGTTCAAAGAAAGTGGAAAAAGCAAAAGCACAGCCAAAAAGGGTTGCGCGGATTGTTCGCCCAGGTTCTTCTGGTACTCAAACCAACACACGTTCGACCGATGTAAAGAGAGCTTCCCAGCGCCTTGTGCGTAGTGGCCGCGTTTCTGACGCAGCCGCTCTTTTGGATAAACTCATTTAATAAGGATTTAAGCTAATGGCTATTGTTGGTAATACCTATACCCGGTACTCTGCTATCGGTATTCGTGAAGATTTGTCGAATGTTATCTATAACATCTCGCCAGAAGAAACTCCGTTCATCTCGAACATCGGCCGCGAAAGCGTTAAGAACACCTACTTCGAGTGGCAGACAGACGCCTTGGCTTCGGCCTCAGCCTCTAACGCCGCGCTTGAAGGTGATGACGTTTCCTCGTTCACTGCTGTTGTCCCAACCGCTCGCGTTGGTAACTACACGCAGATCAGCACAAAGAATGTTATCATCTCCGGTACGCTCGAAGCTGTTGACAAAGCCGGTCGTCGTTCGGAACTGACCTATCAGCTTGCTAAGCTGGGTTCAGAACTGAAGCGCGACATGGAAAGCGCATTGCTTGCTAACCAAGCATCCGCTGCTGGTAGCACCACGGTTGCCCGTCGTACTGCTGGTCTCCCTGCGTGGTTGACTTCAAACACCTCGTTCGGTTCAGGCGGTGCGAACCCGACTGTTGGCTCAACCCCAACTGCTGCTCGTACCGATGGTACGCAGCGTGCGTTCACGGAAACCTTGCTGAAGAGTGTTATCCAGAGCGTCTGGACTTCAGGTGGTACGCCTAAGATGCTTATGGTTGGTCCGTTCAACAAGACGGCTGCCTCGGCATTCTCGGGTATTGCTACTCGGTTCCGTGATGTTCCGGCTGGTCAACAGGCTCAGATCGTCGGCGCTGCTGACGTGTATGTGTCTGACTTTGGTACGGTCAACATCGTCCCTAACCGCTTCCAGCGTGACCGTGACGCGTTCGTCGTCGATCCCGATTACGCCTCGTTGGCAGTTCTTCGTCCGATCCAGCAAGACCTTCTTGCTAAGACCGGCGATGCCGAGAAGCGTTTGATGCTCGTTGAGTATGGCCTGAAGGTTAACACCCAAGCTGCTCACGGTATCGTAGCTGACTTGACTACCTCGTAAGAACTAACTGGGTGAGGGGGCCAAGTGCCCCCTCATCTAACTATAGAGGGCTCTATGACAAAACGTCTTATTAACGACGATAAGTTTACCGGCATTAAAACATTTTATGATTATGATGCCAGTACTGATGAAGCGGTGATCTCCAAAGAACAGGATTTTGCCCCTATTATCGAACAGAACAAACGTGAGTTTAATGATGCGCCTGAACGCTTTGGTGAATGGTCTAAGGTTGGCAGCATTCCACTTTCGCTGTACTATGAACTTGAACGTAAGGGCATTCTGAAAGATCAGAAGGCACTCGCTAAATGGTTGAACGACCCTGACAACAGAGCGTTCCGCACAAGGTCAGGAAATATCTAATGGCAATTACGACGTACTCTGAACTAAAGACCGCCGTCGCTGACTTCCTTAACAGGAGCGATCTTACCTCGGCCATTCCAAATTTCGTTGCATTAGCGGAAGCGTCTTTAAACCGCCGGATGCGCGCTCCTGAAATGGTGACGCGGGCAACGGTAACGGTTGATGCAGAGTACGAGACACGCCCGGCTGATTGGCTTGAGACGATCCGGTATCAGATCACCACAAACCCAATTACGGTTCTTGAGTTTGTCACGCCGCAAGAAGCCAGCATCCAGAAGACAAAGTTTTCTGCGGCTGGTGTACCGATGTTCTTCTCAACTGTTGGTACTCAGTTTCAACACGTTCCTGCGCCAGACGGGTCTTACACGGGCGAGTTAATGTACTACGCCCGCGTTGCTGGTCTGTCAGATGCGAACACTTCTAACTGGCTTTTAACTGCCAATCCTGATATATATCTCTACGCAACGCTTGTCCAAAGCGCGCCATATTTGAAAGAAGATGAGCGCATTGGTGTCTGGGCTGGTATATTAGACCGCCTCATGGCTGAATACGAAGTTGCAGAACAGCGGGCCAAGACAGGCTCAAGTCGGTTGGTTACTCGGACAAGGACATTTGGTTAATGGCAGATACAACAACAACCAACCTTGGCCTTACTAAACCAGAAGTCGGTGCATCCGCCGATACTTGGGGAACAAAGGTCAATACTGATCTCGATCTGGTCGATGCGCTTTTTGCTGCGGCCGGTAGCGGAACCTCTGTTGGCCTTAACATCGGTGCGGGTAAGACGCTGGCCATAGCGGGCAACGTATCCGCCAATGGCGCGACACTCAGCCCTACAGAACTCAGCTATCTGGATACTGTTTCTTCAAATATCCAGACGCAGCTTAACGCCAAAGAGCCAACGATCACCACGCTGTCCATTGCCAAGGGCGGGACTAACGCAGCGACTGCGGGCGCTGCTCTGACTTCACTTGGCGCGGCGGCGTCAGGTGCTAACACCGACATCACAGCCCTTGACCAAGACGTAACAATCACCGCGACAGGCACTATCGCGGCTAATACTCTTGGCTATCGCGGCTTGCCGCAGAACAGTCAGACAGCTTCCTATACCTTGGCTCTTGCTGATGCAGGTAAGCACATATCGATTACGACTGGCGGCGTGGTTATTCCAGCCAACGGTTCGGTAGCGTTCCCTATCGGCACAGCCATTGTTGTGTTTAACAATAGCACTAGCAGCCAGAACATATCTATCACGACGGATACACTACGCCAAGCAGGGACTGCGAACACAGGCACGCGTGCGCTTGCGCAGTACGGCGTAGCAACGTGCGTTAAAGTTGCTTCTACTACATGGGTAATTAGCGGCTCGGGGCTGAGCTAATGACTGGAATTACTTGCGCACTAGCTAGCAGTGGTGGTTCAAAATATACTGGCTCCGCTACCGTTACAGTCGGTTTGTTCGTACTCGACGATGTTACATTTTGGGGGTATGCATCCGATTTGGCGGGTAGTGTTACCCCCGCCACTTGGGCTAGTACTGGAGCTAATTTTTTGCAGCTAGGCTGGTTGGATATCGGCGACAAATATGTATCATTTATAGTTGACGGGGTATTTCCCAATGAAGGGTGGACGACTTTAACTATAGGTGGCGTTTCGTTTGACCGTACAGCGGCTAGTTATGCCACTGATAGTACCACCGAATGGATTTGGAGTTCCCCACCACCAGCTAACCCTTACGGAACAACCACTGGTGCTACGAGGGCACTCGTATGGTCTTAACAATACACTACCCAGCAAACGAAGCTGAATGGTACGCCAAGGGTACGCTTGAGGGCGGCACTTACTTTGAAGTTCCCGCTACGTTTAACCCTGACGGTACTTGTGATACAGTGGCTACAGACGCCAGTGTGCAGCAGTTAATCC